GCGTATTACTGGTGCATCATTGATGAAAATGTCACCAGATAATATTAAAAACTTTGCTAATAGAATATTTGAGAATCCTAGTCCTGACGTTATTAGATACGCTAGAAAGCAAATTACTGAAGGCGGTGGCGAGGACGCATGGAATGCAGTTACTAGAGCTTACTTAGAAGAACAATGGACATTAGCTAAAAAACCATCTAAGTCTCAGCAAGGTACTAAGTTTGATACAGGTAATACTTGGCAGAATGTAATTATGGGTGATCCTAAGCAGATGAAAGCCATGCAAGCTGCATTGCCTCCTGCTCAGTTTCAGGCATTGCGTGACTTAGCTGAGGTATTAGAGGCTGCTGGTCGCGTTAAAAAGCTAGGTTCTGATACTGCATTTAATCAGCTAATTACTGAGGAATTAATGAAAAATCCTCCTGCGACTAGCATTACTACTGGTGTTTCTAGGGCTGTAGGTGCTGTACTTCAGCCTCAAAACTATGGGAAGATGATTGCTGATTGGGCTATTAGAAAAGATGCTTCAGCTAATGCAGCTAATATTGCTAACATAATTACAAGTCCTGACGGTATTTCACGGCTTAAAGAATTAAAGAAAATGTCGCCTACATCAGCTAAACGATGGGCTGGATTAGGACAGTTATTGTCCGGTGCTGGAATATTGGCTATAGAGGAATAAATCATGGCAAAGAATAAAATTTCTGAATACAGTTCTACCGCATCCAATAATACAGATATTGCCGGAATTAATATTTCGGAAGGGTGTGCCCCAAGCGGAATAAATAACGCTATTCGGGAATTAATGGCACAGCTTAAAGATCAGCAAGCTGGTACTGATGCTGATGGATTCGTAGTAGGTGGCGCGTTTACTTCCTCTGGTGGTGCTGTATTTAGTTCAGGTACGACATTCTCTGGCTCTGTAGTAATGAGTAGCACAGTAGGCATTAGTGGTGTTGCTTCATTAACTGGTAGCACTAATAACATTGGTACTACTACAAGTGCCACAATATTTAGTGGCTCAGTTACGCATACTAGCGGCTCAACTTTATATTTAGATGCTGCTGCTACTACGGCTACTGCTCCTGCGGTTTCATGGAGTTCAGATACTAATACTGGTATTTATCGTCCTGCTGCTGATACGTTAGCGTTAGTTACTAATGGTATAGATCGTCTACGATTAAATTCTAGTGGTGTTGTAATCATTGGTACTGGTGAGGCTACTACGTCTGTAACTGGCAATATATTACGTGCTCCTAGTGCCTCTGGAACGAATATAACTGGTTCTAACTTTGAGATTCAAGCAGGTAACGGAACTGGTACTGGTGGTTCTGGAAGCATTGTTTTAAAGACTGCTGATGTAGGTTCTACAGGTTCTACTGCTAATACGCTAACTCAGCGTTTGCTGATTACTCCTAAAGGTGGCTTCTCGTTTGGCTCTGGTGCTACAAGTTACGGTACAGCAGGTCAGGTACTAAAGTCTAACGGTGATGCTCCTCCTACTTTTGGTTCTGCTATAACTACTGGTACGGCTGTATCGGCTAGTGGAACTAGTGTTGATTTTACTGATATACCAGCAACAGCTAAACGAATTACTGTTTTATTTAATGGTGTTTCAACATCAGCCCAAAGTAATTATCTTATTCAAATTGGCTCTGGATCAGTAGATACTACTGGATATATAAGTCGTATGTCATTTCAAGGCGGTTCTGGAAATACCACAAGTGGATCAAATTCAACATCTGGATTTATTTTTTATAATGGTGGTGCTGCATATATAATTAATGGAATGATGACTATTTGTTTAATTTCTGGAAATATTTGGATTTCTTCTGTAAATATTGGCACTCAAAATACAAATGGTAGTATGTCAACAACAGGAGGAGGTAGTAAAGAACTTTCTGGTGCTATTGATAGAATTCGTATTACTACAGTAGATGGAACAGCTACATTTGATGCAGGAACAATCAACATTATCTACGAGTAATCATGGACAAAATACAACTCACCGATGAGCAGATTGACCATATTGCTGAACGTGCTGCGGAAGTAGCATTTAAGCGTATCTACGAAGAAGTAGGTCGGTCAGTTGTAAAGAAGATATTCTGGATTGTTGGTGCTGGTGCTTTAGGTCTAATGATATGGTTGGCTGGTAACGGTCAGCTACCTAAGTAATGTGGACCCACTTACAATTCTTGCTGCTGCAAAACTGGCTGCAAGTGCAATCAAACAAGGCTGTGAACTGTATCAACAGGCTAAAGCTGATGGTATGGAGTTGGTGGACGCATACGGTAAAGCCAAAGATGTGGTTGCTGACATTAGCGGTCATTTGGGAAACTTCTTTAAAGCGCATGAGCAACTTGAAAAGCATGTTCACGAGGAAGAATTAAAGACTAAGAAAGTCCGTGATCCTGAGCTATCGTTAAATCAAGAGGCATTTAATCGAGTGCTGGCTCAGAAGGAAATGATTCGGTTAGAAACAGAATTAAGAGAGACGCTTGTATATTCGGCTCCTAAAGAATTGGGTGCAATCTGGTCAGAATTTGAAGTAATGCGCGATAGGGTTAAGGCAGAGCGAGCAGAGGTTCAACGTCAAGAATTATTGAAGCAACAGGCAACAATATGGCGACGGGCAAGTATAAGAAGAAAAATCGCGGAGCAGATGACATCAATAATCGCGGTAGCTTTCATAATATTGTGGTTCCTATGGCTAATGATAATGCTCCGAATGAGCCACACATACCGTGGTCTTTACTCGTCACCGTCCTTGTTTTGTGTATTTTGCTAGTTGTTTTATTGCCTGTCATGGGGATTGCTTACATGGACATGAATAACGCAACCATTGTGGCTCATGAAGAAATACGCAAAATGAAAGAACTGCGATTAAAACTGTTAATTGAAATGCAAGGACAATAATGCTTACTTTACTCTCTACATTTATGTCGTTTCTATCGGGTGGACTTCCTAGTTTGCTCAATTTCTTCCAAGACAAGTCTGATAAGAAGCATGAATTAGCTATGGCTCAGGTTCAAGTCCAGATGCAGCTAGAGATGCAGAAAGCTGGCTTTCAGTCTCAGGAACGTGTTGAAGAAATCCACACAGAGCAAATTCAGATACAAGCAGCCTCAGACGAGCGTCAGGCACTCTACCAGCACGACATAGCTATTGGTCAAGGTGCAAGCCAATGGGTTATTAATGCTCGCGCTATGGTGCGTCCTACTGTTACCTACGGTCTATTCTTCTTATTGGTGGCTATTGATATAGCTGGTGTCTGGTACGCATGGACTCAGAACGTGCCATTTAAGATTATGATTGACGAAGTATGGGATTCTGATACTCAGTTAATTTGGGCATCTGTCATAGCGTTTTGGTTCGGTACTCAGGCATTTAGCAAAAAATGAAGGTATCAGATTCAGCTAGGTCAGTAATTGCTCATCACGAAGGTGTGAGATTAAAGCCTTATCGTTGTCCTGCTAGGTTATGGACAGTTGGCGTAGGTCATGTAATTGATCCTAACCATGCCAGAGTTCCATTTGAGGAGCGCAGTTATCTGGAAATTCCGGATGGCTGGAACCGTAAATTATCAATGGATGAGGTCAATGCAATTCTTGCGGCTGATTTGCAGCGTTTTGAACGAGGTGTATTACGTTATTGCCCTAGTGGGATTACTCAAGGGCGGTTTGACGCTTTGGTTTCTTTTGCGTTTAACGTAGGTCTAGGAACGCTACAGCGATCAACTCTACGTCAGAAGCATAATCGTGGTGACTATGACGGTGCGGCTGATGAGTTCTTAAAGTATTGTAAGGCGGCAGGTAAGGTACTCAAAGGATTGGAAAATCGTCGCAAAGATGAGCGAGCTATATATTTAATGTAATTTGTAATATTATCTTAATAAGTATATGATATATAGATCAAATGCCTACTAAGAAAATCCCTGATGATTGTATGCCAGCTTGTATTAGCTGCGCTTTCTTTACTTGCGAACCTAAAGACGATCTAGGTTACTGCAACCGATACCCACCTACGTTAATGGAAATAGAAGGTAACTTTGATAGTTGCTTTCCTGTGACTGAACGTTCCGATTGGTGCGGTGAATTTATCCGTAAGGTGAACTAATGACTTGTAAAGTTAGCGATGATGATTTTATTAAGTTTTGGAATAAATTCGGTAGCGTAAATGAAGTTAGTAAAGCAACTGGATTAAGCATTAGAGCAGTTAGTTATAGGCGTAGGAATCTGGAGAAAAAAACAGGTGAAATACTTTTGGGTGTTGATCCTAGAAGTCCAGACTTTAAAGTTATATATGCTGGTAATGGGATTAGAACTAAGGTAGAGCTAGAAAATGGTGTGATTATGGTGGCTTCAGATTGCCATTATTACCCTGAAATTATATCAACGGCTCATAAGGCTTTCGTTAAGTTAATACCTGAATTAAAGCCGAAGATGATCGTTATGAACGGAGACGTTTTTGATGGAAGTTCAATTTCACGCCATGATCCGATAGGTTGGCAATCATTGCCTAGCGTAAAACAAGAACTAGAAGCGTGTTCAGACCGTCTATACGAGATTGAGAGCGCATCTAAGAGTGCCAAACTACATTGGACTTGGGGTAATCACGATCTACGCTTTAACACTCGTCTAGCGGCTCAAGTAGGTACTGCATTTGAAGGCGTTAAAGGAATGAATCTAACGGATCACTTTCCTCGATGGAAGTTCTCCACAAGTATTATGGTCAACGATCACACGATGATTAAACACAGGTGGCATAACGGAATTCATGCAATTCATAACAATATTTTAAAGTCGGGTTGCTCGTTTATCACAGGGCATTTGCACAGCCTAAAGATTACGCCGTGGACAGACTTTAGTGCTCAGAAAACACGATACGGTGTAGATACAGGCACTATGGCTAACCTAGATGATCCTGCATTTGATTATGCTGAGGGGAACCCTAAAAACTGGCGTAGTGGGTTTGCTGTACTGACGTTCTGGAATGGTAAGTTGATGCCTCCGGAGCTATGTGAAGTAATCTCCGAAGGCTTAGTATATTTTAGAGGTCAGGTGATTGAGGTTGCTTAACAAAGATTCCACCTGCGTTCATGTGACCTTTACGATCTTTAATCTCATTGTAAGCAGTCTGTAAGCAATAGGTTAAATCCACGTTTTCAAGACAAGCAACATTGATAAGACATATAAGAACGTCACCAAGTCCATCAATAATTCCTGCCCTATCTCGCTCGATAATAGCTGCTTGAAGTTCATATAACTCCTCTTTAGCTTTACTCCATTGCGCTATAGAAGTGCTGTTCGGGATGATGCCACGAGCCTCACTCCACCGAATTACGTCTAGTTCTATAATGTTCCAGCTACTCATTCATCCTTCTCCTTGTGTGGATTTTGGTGGTT